CAATGAAGATCGTGGCCTGGAGGTAGCCATGTCGCAGGTACTGAACACCCAGGAGGTCGAGGAAATCCTCGAGCACTACGGCGTCAAGGGCATGAAGTGGGGCCATCGCAAGGACGAGAAGTGGGCCAAGACGATTTACTCGGTCCGCGGCGCCGTCGCGTTGCACAACCACGTCGCCCATAAGATGAACAACGGGTTGATCGACAAGCACAACAACGATCCCCGGTGGAAGGGCAAGAACCTCAACACCAACAAGAAGCTGGCCGAACTCTACTACAAGGAGTACGCGAAGCTGAATGACCGGGTCTACAAGCAGTCGGTCAACGAGGTTCACGGCATCAGTCCTTCCGGCACCAAGCGGGCCGTCTACGTCAACGACTCGCAGGGTCCTCGCATCGAAATTCGGGATGTGAACGCCCGTCACGCTGACCCCATCCCGACGCCGGACCTCACGATCAAGCTGAAGTTGGACGCGAACGGTTTCATCACCGATGCCAACACGGCCGACGAGGGCGTCATCGAGCACTACGGCGTCAAGGGCATGAAGTGGGGGAAGCGGAAGAGTCGGCAGACCGAAGCGAGTCACCCCGACTCGCAGCACGTCACCGACATCCACATGCGGGTCAAGGCTCAGAAGACCACTCGTCCGCTGAGCAACAAGGAACTGCAGGACGCCATCACCCGGATGAACCTCGAGCAGCAGTATTCGCGGCTTTCCGGCGGCAACGATCGGACTCGTGTCCAGAAGGGCAGGGTTCTGATCGGTAAGATCCTCGCGGATTCCGGCAAGCAGGTCGTCACTCAGACGGTCACCGGTCAGCTCAAAGGACTCGCCGATCAGGCGGTCAAGAAGTAGGAAGGAGGTTGGCGATGAGTTTGTCTAACACAGCGACACCGATCTATTACGGCCAGTTCCGTGATGCGGTTATTCGTGGAGAGATTCCCGTTTGTCGGGAAATTTCCATGGAGATGAACCGAATCGATGCGCTCATCGCCAACCCCAACATTTACTACGACGACAAAGCCGTCGAAGGCTGGATTGCATATTGTGAGAAAGAGCTGACTCTCACAGACGGCGGCGATCTATATTTGCTTGACTCGTTCAAGTTGTGGGGCGAACAGATTTTTGGTTGGTTCTACTTCGTCGAAAGACAGATTTTTGAGCCGGCCAAGGATGGTCGTAGTGGTAAGTACGTTACAAAGCAGGTCAAGAAGCGACTGATCACCAAGCAATATTTGATCGTTGCTCGAGGTGCTGCCAAGTCGATGTACGCTTCGTTCATTCAGAACTATTTCTTGAACGTCGACACCACCACTACGCATCAGATCACGACTGCTCCCACCATGAAGCAGGCCGAAGAGGTCATGTCCCCAATGCGCACGTCTATCACGCGCGCGAAAGGTCCGCTCTTCAAATTTCTCACTGAAGGTTCTCTGCAGAATACAACCGGATCACGAGCCAACCGAGTTAAGTTGGCCTCGACAAAGAAAGGCGTCGAGAATTTCTTAACCGGTTCGATCGTTGAGATTCGCCCTATGGCGATCAACAAACTGCAGGGTCTTCGCACCAAAGTTAACACTGTGGATGAATGGCTGTCCGGTGATCTTCGTGAAGATGTCATTGGCGCTATCGAACAGGGTGCTTCTAAGCTAGATGATTACATTATTCTAGCTATCAGCTCCGAAGGAACTGTTCGAAACGGTGCGGGTGACACCATCAAACTGGAGTTGATGGAAATTTTGAAGGGCGAGTACATCGCTCCTCACGTTTCCATCTGGCATTACAAGCTCGACGAGATCGAGGAAGTTGCCGACCCGTCCACGTGGGTGAAGGCAAACCCAAATCTCGGAAAGACCGTCACATACGACGTCTATCATCTGGACGTTGAACGAGCTGAGAAAGCTCCTGCTTCGCGTAACGATATTCTGGCGAAGCGATTCGGCATTCCGATGGAGGGTTTCACATACTTCTTCACGTACGATGAAACTTTGGTTCATCGTCAACAGAATTTCTGGGGTATGACCTGCTCGTTGGGTGCAGACCTTTCGATGGGTGATGACTTCTGTGCGTTTACCTTTATGTTCCCACTTCGTGGCGATAGATTCGGCGTAAAGACTCGTAGCTATATTACGAATCTAACTCTGATGAAACTCCCCGGGGCACAACGCCAGAAGTACGAAGAGTTCATTCGTGAAGGAAGCCTTCATGTCATGGAAGGTACTGTCCTAGACATGATGGAGGTCTATGACGACCTCGATCAGCATATTCAGAACATGGAGTACGACGTCCGCTCCTTTGGCTACGACCCCTACAACGCCAAAGAGTTCGTGAACCGCTACGAGCAAGAGAACGGACCTTACGGAATCGAAAAGGTTATTCAGGGTGCTAAGACGGAATCCGTTCCGCTCGGCGAACTGAAAATCCTGGCCGGCGAGCGTCTTCTTCTGTTTGATGAAGCACTGATGCAGTACACCATGGGCAACGCAATGATTCTCGAGGATACCAATGGTAACCGAAAGCTTCTGAAGCGTCGCTACGACGAAAAAATCGACAACGTGTCCGCAATGATGGATGCATACGTAGCCTATAAGCTTCATAAGGAGGCTTTCGAATGACACAGTTCGTAGGCTTCGAGAGGCCCTCCCCCGAGGAGACTCTCGAGCACTATGGCGTTCTCGGCATGAAGTGGGGCCGACACCGCGCCAAGGCCAACGGCACTCAGATCCGTGCTGCTCGTCGCAACGTGAGCCGAATGGCTGCCGACGTTCTCGATCAGAAGGACGTGGTCAAGGCCAAGCCCAAGGGCAGCGCCGAACGGGCCAAGGCGCAGAAGAAGTTCGACAAGATGAAGACGGACTTCCTCAACAACCCGGACCGCGTCATCGCGGCTCGACTGACCCGGGGCGAGAAGATCGCTTTGGCCATCCTCGCCACCCCGGCCGGCGCGGCAGGCGCCATCGCTGGCACCTCTGCGGTATCTCGAGCGATCGAGCAGCGCCAGGAGAACAACAAGAACCGCCGCTAGCGCGCATATTCGCAGAGAGGAGGTGACCCATGAGCAGAATCGGCGACAGACTGAGGCAGATCAAACACGCGTGGAACGTATTTTCTCGGATCGATGATGGCACCGAGCGGATGGAACAGTTCAGCTACGGTAACGCCAGCTTCGATCTTCGTCCATACGCGCCTCGAACGAGCTTTTCGAACGATCGCTCGATCATCTCCTCGATCATCACGCGGATGGCCATCGATGTCGCTTCAGCAAATCTCCGGCACGTTCGTCTGGATGACGAAGATCGTTTCACGGAAGAGATCGACAGTAATCTCAACGACTGTCTGAAGACCGAAGCCAACTTGGACCAGGCAGCAACAGCACTTCTTCTGGACATCGCTTTTACGTTGTTCGACAAGGGTGTTGCTGCTGTAGTTCCGGTGGATACGACGTTGAATCCACTCATCACGGGCGGGTTCGACATCAACACCATGCGGGTCGGCGAGGTCGTCAACTTCCACCCTCGTCACGTACGGGTGAGTCTGTACAACGAGAAGAAGGGCATTCGGGAGGAGATCACACTCCCGAAGAAGATCGTCGCGATTGCGGAGAATCCGTTTTACTCCGTGATGAACTCGTCGAACTCGATGCTCAAGCGGCTGACACAGAAGCTCAGTCTGCTCGATGTTTCCGATGAAGCGGTTGCCTCGGGCAAGATCGACATGATCATTCAGCTTCCATACGTGATCAAGTCGGAGTCCAGGCGAGACGCTGCTGAGAAGCGGCGCAAGGACATTGAGATGCAGCTCAAGGGAAGTCAGTACGGCATCGCCTATGCTGACGGCACCGAGAAGATCACCCAGCTGAACCGTCCGGCGGAGAACAACCTCCTCAAGCAGATCGAGTGGTTGGTTCCTCAGGTGTACGGCCAACTCGGCATTACCGAGGACATCATGAAGGGCACGGCCGATGAAGCGGCCATGCTCAACTACCACAACCGGACCATCGAGCCCGTGCTCACGGCGATCGTCGAAGCCATGCGACGCACCTTCCTCACCAAGACGGCGCGGAAGCAGAAGCAGTCGATCATGGCCTTCCACGATCCGTTCAAGTTTGTTCCGATGGAGAAGCTCGCGGACATCGCGGACAAGTTCACTCGGAACAAGATTCTCAGCGCCAACGAGATGCGGCAGGTCGTTGGTCGGAAGCCTTCCAAGGATCCCGAGGCTGACAAGCTCGTCAATGCCAACATGCCGGCTCCGTCGGAGCC